TCCCATCCGCAATGTCTTTGACGGTGGAGAGGCCGGGGCCAGTGAGAACGACAACAACGCCATGTTGTTCTTCCTGCGGGACCGTGTCGAGCAACTGCGCGACAACGTCGATCCTGACGCTGGCATCATCCTGGTTCACCACACCAAGAAACTTTCCAAGAAACAGGTCGACGAAGATCCGTTCCAGGCATTGTCAGGTGCCGGTTCACTGCGTGGATATTACAGCTCAGGCATGATCCTGTTTCGCCCGGACGAAGCTCTACCAGAACGCCGCCTGATCACCGAGCTTCGTAATGGCCCTGCGTTAGCGGCAAAGATTGTTGATAAGCATGACGGCCAGTGGATTGAAATTGATCCGTCGTCTGAGCGTCTGGTTCGTCAGGAATACGGCGAAAGGCTTGATGCCGAGCGCCTGCGCAAACGCGATGTCATCTTGCAGATGTTGTTTGAAGAAGCGCGCTCTGAACGTGTTTACACGTCGACGCAATTTGCCGAGACGTTTGAGAACACCGCAGGGCTTGGTGGTCGAAGCACCATTATCGAGCGCATCAGTGTTCTTTCAACGAAGGGCTACATCAAGTTCTTTCGCAATCCGGAAGATCATGACCTGCCACCCCTGTCCCGGTCCCGGTACGGTTATCTCTGCGTGGAAGACATGCAGTTGGGTGCGGCACTCGATGTCGTAGACGATGACACTGGAGAGGTCTCTCAGGTCACTCACCCCTTGCTTCCAACCCATTACAAATGTCGTCAATCGGGGGCCGTTCTCGAAGTCGAAAGCCCGAATGTTTGGGTCTATCACGATGAGGAGCTGGCCGATGAATAGGCTCCAAAATCATCAATCCAGAATCCAGAATCCAAAAATTCTGGATTCTGCCTGGACACTCGTTTCCAACAAAATCAACGGGTTAAGGCCCATTCCAGAATCCAGCTGGATTCTGGATTTGGATTCTGGATTCTGGACAAAAAACCATGTTTTCTGCGGTGTTCAGAGCCAATTCCAGAATCCAAGTGAATACCTCCCCCTTACAGGGGGAGAGGGCTACGCCAGCGCTGACGCTTGGCGAACCCTCTTTGCCATGGCTGTCAGAATCCATCGGCCCAATCCCACCCCACCACATTGTTCATCAGACACGGAGATCATCATGCCTGAAAATTCTTTGACCAAAACTCCAACACATTCAGATGGCGGGTGCATCAAGGTGCTCGCTCTCGACCTCGGCACCAAGACCGGGTGGGCACTGCATGGCCAAGACCAGTCCATCACCAGTGGAACCACCGAATTTAAAAACGACCGATGGCAAGGTGGCGGCATGCGCTTCTTGCGGTTCAAGCAATGGCTGACCGAGATCAAGCAAATGGCCGGTGGCTTAGATGCTGTGTTCGTCGAAGAGGTCCGGCGTCATGCCGGTGTTGATGCTGCCCACGCTTACGGCGGTTTTCTGGCCCATGTCACGGCTTGGTGCGAACACCATCAAATCCCCTATGAGGCAGTCCCCGTCGGCACCATCAAGCGTCATGCCACTGGCAAGGGCAACGCCAACAAGGACGCCATGATCGCTGCCATGTGTGCCCGTGGGTTTAATCCAACGGACGACAACGAGGCCGATGCTTTGGCTCTGCTGGGCTGGGCACAGGATCACCGCATGGGAGGTGCGTCATGAAATGGCATCCACGCGGTTACGGCGGCACACGTCGAGACGCCGATCAGGTCAAACATGATGGCTGGCAGGAACAAGGAATGCTGGCCGTGTCGGTTGAGGATGATCGGCTGACCTGGCCTGAAAAAGAATTAATCCGCCAAGTGGGTGAAAAGCTCTACGGCAAGCGAAAGGAAGATAATCATGGGCAATAATCACTGGACGCCAACTCTGGTGGAAGAACGATTGGTTGAGGCTGCAGCCGTATTGAAGCGACTGCCTGAAGAAAAGGTACAGGGGTATTTCTCAGCATGGCCTGATGTGGTCCATGATCTCAATGAATCCTTTGGTTGGCATGATCCGGTTTTGCGCAGGCCTTGGCCCTCGCCGGGCTCCATTGACCGAATGGATGAGACCATGCAGTGGCTGCAGTGGTTAGATCCTGATGTGGCGAAGATCTGTTGGTTTAGGGCTGCAGGCAAACGGTGGAAAATTATCTGCGGAAAGGTCGGATTGCAGCGCTCAGCCGTCCATCAACGCTATCTTTTTGGCCATTGCGTGATTGCCTGGAGGCTTAACGGTCATAGGCTGCCAAGTAATCGTTCGCGGCGAGACGTGATTGCGATGGTCCAATCGGCGAAGTCGTGAGTAGTGTATAAAAAGGTGTTCGGTGAACACTTTTCGCGCGGACAGAAAAGGGCAAATGGGCTATGTTTTTGACTATTCTCAGGAGAGTTTGGCACGGACACGGTGGCAACATAGAAACCATTTTTCTTGGGTCAAATTACCTGTTGTTTGAAAGTTGTTGAGATCATGTCGTTTGGATCTATCCGGTCATTTCTGCTGATTGCACTTGCGGCTATCGCCGTTGCTATTGTGCCGATCACAGCCAAGGCTGACGTTGTTGGTCCGGCCAGGGTCGTGGATGGTGACACCCTTGAAATCACTGGCACCAAGATCCGTATGCACGGCATCGATGCGCCTGAGAGCAAACAAAGCTGTCAGACAAATGGCAAAACCTATCGATGTGGGCAGAAGGCTACGGTCGCTCTGAGTGAGCTGATAGGCTCCACTGATGTGCGGTGCGAGGGTACGGATCAGGATCGCTATGGTCGTGTGATTGCCGTTTGCTTCGTAGATCAGACAAACCTCAACGCATCCCTCGTCAGTCAAGGATGGGCGCTGGCTTATCGTCGCTACTCCAACGAGTTTGTTGGCGAGGAAGCCGAAGCCAAAAGCAACAATCGCGGACTTTGGGCGGGCTCATTCATCGCCCCTTGGGACTGGCGCAAGGGTGCAAGGCTCGCCGCCACGGACCGAACCACCTCAACAGATCAGGCTTCTGGTGGGTGCGAGATCAAAGGCAATGTCAGCCGCAATGGCTCCAAGATATTTCATGTGCCCGGCGAGCGTCATTACGAACAAACACGCATTGACGAGTCAAAGGGCGAACGTTGGTTCTGCTCTGAGGAAGAGGCTAAAGTTGCTGGCTGGCGGCGGTCACAGCAATAAAATGGTTCCTTCCTGGCGGATTTCCTATGCTGGCGGGCTTTGCCCGGCATTTTCCTAGTGACGAAAAATAAAAAAGCCATTTCCGTTTCCGTTTGAGGATATCGAATTGCGGCCCGCAAGGCCTGCAAACACTGGTGTTTTGCCAACCGGCACGTTTGCCCGCAAACGGAAATGACCCTCCGTGCCAAAACGGAAACGCCCCTAAATTTTTGGGAAACAAACATGCATGTCTAAAACTTTTCTGGCTGACGTGATCCAAAAGGATCCGGCGGAGCTGACACCCTACGCCCACAACGCCAAAACCCATCCGGATGATCAGATCGATAAGATTGCAGGATCTATCGCCGAGTACGGTTTTGACCAACCCATTGTGGTTGATGTCGATGGCGTGATCATCAAGGGACATGGTCGGCGCTTGGCTGCTGTGCGCCTCGGGCTTGCGTCGGTGCCGGTCATCGTGCGCGACGATCTGACCCCGGCACAGGTGAAGGCCGCACGACTGCTGGACAATAAATCTGCAGAGTCCGAATGGGACCTGGATCAGTTGGTCATTGATCTACAAGCGCTCAAGGATGATGAGTTTGCAGGCCCGCTTGGGTTTGATGAAAACGAAGTTGCGACCATGTTGGCGAATGCTTTGGGCGAACCCGGTGGCATAGGTGATGGCGATGTTCCAGAACCTCCTGTCACACCAGTTTCCAAAATCGGCGATCTGTGGTTGCTCGGTGATCACCGTCTGCTGTGCGGCGACAGCACCAATGCGGAAGATGTCAAACGCCTGATGAACGGCGAGCGCGCCGTCCTGTTTGCTACCGACCCGCCTTACTTAGTCGATTACGATGGCACCAACCATCCGCAAAACAGTGCGCGCAAAGGCAAGGTGGCCAAGGGCGATAAAAGCGGGACCGACGGCAACAAGGATTGGTCTGAAACCTATGGTGTGACCTGGGATGATTCATCTCAAGGCCCCGAACTATATCGTGGATTTATCAAGGCTGCCATTGCCGAAGCCATCGAGCTCAATGCAGCCTGGTATTGCTGGCATGCATCGCGCCGCCAAGCCATGCTGGAAGAAGTCTGGACGGAGCTGGGCGCGTTTCAGCATCAGCAAATTATCTGGAATAAGGAAAAGGGTGTGCTCACCCGTTCCAAGTATCTCTGGAAACATGAGCCCTGCCTGATGGGCTGGATTAAGGGCAACATGCCGCCAAAAATTGATGGTGCTGATTTCCTGGCATCGGTCTGGGATATTCACGGTCTCAGCGGTGATGAACGCCCGGACCACCCAACGCCGAAACCACTTGATTGTTTTGCCATCCCCATGCGCCAGCATGTGGAGATTGGCGGTCTGTGCTACGAGCCGTTTTCTGGTTCGGGATCGCAGATCATGGCCGGTGAAAGCACCGGACGCCGAGTTTATGCCATGGAGATCGGGCCGACATATGTAGACGTGGCCGTGATGCGGTGGCAAAAAGCTACAGGTAAAGCCGCAATGCTGGATGGTGATGACCGTTCGTTTGATGAAATTCAAGAAGAAAGAGTACCCGCATGAGACAATCGAAACGAATGTCATTATTGGAATCATTGATTAACGTGGCCGTTGGATATGGCGTTGCCGTATCGGCTCAGGTTTTGGTCTTTCCTCTGTTTGGGCTTGAAGTTTCTTTGGTAGACAATCTTGTCATTGGGGCGATCTTTACCGGCATTTCAATTGTGCGGAGTTATACGCTTCGCCGGGTGTTTGAAGAAATCCGGATGCGGAAAGTCTGGGTTTGAAGCAAAATCAAAACTGTTCAGTGAAAGCGTAAAAACGAATAATCTGGCCATCTCGTAAGGCGATTTTTGCGACGGTGGCATCTAGGTCGATATGGTCAATGTTAATCATGTCCAACGCCCGCTTGCCGGTCTTTCCGGTGTGGTGGGCAATATAATGTTCGATCATTTCCAGAAGTTCGCTTTCGTTTGATGCGCGGTTCCAAGGGCGCGGAATTTCTGTGCTGCCGTCGTTCATCAAAATAGCAATGGTGGTCATAACTTTTCCTTCTGGTTCAATCATTTGGTTGAGCCAGTAACGCTCTATAGCGCCCATACATCAACGTTAATAGACTGCAATTAAAAGGTTTTTGACCGCCCATGGCTGAAAACGCTCAATCCGCCGAGGTGCTGGCGAAGCTGCTCGATATTACTGAGCGGCGTGTGCGCCAACTCAGCGCCGAAGGGATTATCCCTAAGGTGGCGCGGGGGCGTTACGAGATGGTCGGAGCGGTTCGTGGCTACATTCGGTATCTGCGAGATTTAAATATTCAGGGCGATGTTGGCCCAGCTGACTACGGCACCCAGCGCGCTCGATTGATAAAAGCCAGGGCTGATTTGGCTGAAATGGAAGCTTCACAAATACGGGGCGATCTTTTGTTCGCGTCCGACGTGACAGCGGCTTGGACAGAGATCGTGGCGCTGATGCGGGCACGACTGTTGGTGTTGCCCGATAAAATCGCACCGGTGGTTCATGAAACGACAAGTATCAACCAGGCCAAAGACGTCATCAAAAAGGCGGTCTACGAAGTCCTCACAGAAATTGCCGAAACGGATGTCGAGATTACGCCTCGCTCTGACGGGGACGCCGGAACTACTGAAAGTGGTGACGACGACCTGCCGGATGGCGGCACCTCCGCCCAATCTGAGCATAAGTCAGTGGGCGGACCGATACCGTAAGCTTAGTTCTGAATCCAGTTCCGAACCGGGGCAATGGCACACAGGCCGGGCTGAATACCAACGTGAAATCATGGACGCGGTGTCTGACGCCTCGGTGGAAACCGTGGTGATCAAGTCATCGTCCCAAATTGGCAAGTCAGAAATCGGCTTGAACATGGTCGGCTATCATATCGACCAGGATCCGGCTCCGATGATGGTGGTTCTGCCGACGGAGAGAGATGCGGAGTCCTGGTCAAAGGACCGGTTCGCGCCCATGGTCCGTGACACGCAATGTTTGCGGGGGAAACTGTCTGGTCCCAAATCGCGCGATGGATCGAACAAGATCCTGCATAAGAAATTTATTGGCGGCCAGCTGACTTTGGTGGGTTCCAACGCGCCATCCGGATTGGCCATGCGGCCCATTCGCATTTTGCTCTGTGATGAAGTGGACCGTTATCCGGCCAGCGCTGGAGCCGAAGGTGATCCGGTTAATCTGGCCAAGAAACGCACGGTTACTTTTTGGAATCGTAAGATCATCATGGTTTCCACCCCGACGATCAAGGG